AAGGACGGGAAACTACCATGTTTTACACCCAAATAATCGACCGGTGAGACAAAGAAGTCAATAGCCCCGTGGACGATATGTAGAAACTATTTAAACATTGCTATCCTAAAAGGAGCAGGAGAGAATAGTGCAAGACGATTTAATAGAAAAAATAAAAGAAACAGTTTCCAAGAAGGGGGCGTTAAAAGAAGCTGATGCACGCACTCTGATGATTTTGATGAGAAAACTATTGGACATGATGCCACCATCAGATCCGCAATCATTCTTGATAATAAGGCTTTTCGCCAATTGGGCAGTCCATGTCGAAATCACTAAATCAAATACAGGCCTTAAAATATTATCAGCGATAAATGATGCACTTGTCACCAATAAGTCTGCCCATATAGATATTCTGCGTAAAGAAATTTCACAAAAAATTGGTTTTCCCGCTTTACGGAGAGAAATGAAGATTTTTTTCGATATTTTTGGCGTTGATGATACAGTAGTTTCTGATAACCAAATATGGGCTATTTTTATAACTTATTTAATAGAAATTATTCGCGATGTACCTTTGTCTTTTCCTCAACTATCTAATTTAAATAAATCACAAAGAAAGATATATGACCAAATCGCTCGTAATGCTATTAAACCCGGGGCTGGCGTTATGTCAATTCAGATATCTAATGTAGACTATGGTGCTCATGGATCAAAATACGAAGGCGAAATTATATGCATGCTTATTAGGACAGAAGATGAAGTAACCATAGTAGTACCTCTTGAAATTGATGTAAGATTATAGGCATAGGTCGAGCATTTTCAAGATTTAGACCATTTAATTCGGATGATATAACGATAATGCGCAGTATATCGACAGGTAAAACACCTACCACTCACTACAACTTGTAGTTCAACTTAAATTATCCTATCATTAAGTCGTTGTTTATTAGGTTTAAAATTAAATAGGAGGAAATGCGATGACAACTGTAGAAGAAATATTAAATGAAAAAACATTTAAAAGCGAAGAATATGAAATTGGAAGACGTGTATTTTACACAATTACAGATGAAGAAGGGAAACAAGAGGTGCGGCGAATTTCGTTACTATTAAGTCAATTAATACAAATATTAATCGAGAAAGGTGTTCTGACTGAGGGAGATATCGACGAACTACTCTTGAAGTGCGTTGGTTATAATCCGTAATAATTTAAATAAAATAGAAGCTGCACGCTCCAGTCAAAGATCGTGGCCATGGTCCTGGCCTTGGCGACGGAGATCGAGCGGGACCTGATCAGCCAGCGGACCAAGGCGGCCCTGGCGACCAAGCGGGCTCAGGGCGTGCGCCTGGGCCGGCCGCCCGGGCCGGGGACGTCGAAGCTGGACAAGCATCGGGAAGAGATCATCGAACTGCTTACCCTGGGCGTGATGAAGCATCGGGTGGCGGCCCGGTTCGAGACCACGCCGACCAACCTGCTGCGCCACTGGCTGAAGAAGCGAAAGATCAAAATCGATCCGGCCTGACTCATCCTCCAACCGACCTGGCCGCCGGTCGGGTCGTCGTCCGTTCGGATCGGCATCGATCCTCGGCCCGGCCTCGGGCGCGCGAGCGGGGACCGGAAAAGCGGAAACCCGGAGACCGGGGCCCCCTCCCCCCCATGCGATCATGCTTGCCTTGAAAATTTCCTCAGGTTTTTAAAGGCATGCCCATATGGTCGTAATTTATACGGGGAACGGGGAAGAATCTATCGTAGTCAAAATCGTGTTGACATTTAGGCAATTACTTGAAATAATAATCTATCGAGTAATTTTTTTTTACAGAAACCAAGGTTGCTTTCAGGATTGTTCCCAAAATTGAACAATACCAAGTAAATGGCTAAATTTATCAGGATTTCACAATAATGCAAGTATAATTGATTTTGGGCCACAAAGATGTCAAGACGATAATGATTTACACCCGTGTCCTCAACCGTGGGCCGTCCGGTGTCACCAACGATAGGGGCATGAAAGAAAACATCGGTGAGATTTCAACTAAAGAGTTCGTTCAGGTTATGGTGACGAATACGCTTTCACCAAGGCGACTGCTTGAACAACTCACCGAGAATGTTCGTCAAGGTGGAGTTGTTGGCGTTATGTCGCCGGGACAAGGAAGCATTACCGATAACGAAAATGGTAGTAACGACGTTTATCGAATAAGTAAAGCAGCACTGAACATGATTATTAGAAGTTTTGTTGTTCGAAAGGGAAAATATCGCGCGCCCGCTGATGCTCGGCGTTGGCCAAATAGAGGGATACAAAAGGGCTATATACAAATACGGTTAAAAAGGAGCTACAAATTATGGCAACATTCAACGTCAATGAATTCAACCGTAAGATGCGCGAAGCTCAACGAAAAGCAGAGCAACAACTGAAACGTGAAATTGACAGAGTGAATCGCGCCAATAAGAGGGCTGTGGATGAATACAATCGCAAAGTGGACGCTCACAACAAAAAGGTTATCGCTGACTACAATTCTCGTGTCAGGGATCACAATAGAAAGGCAGGCGAAAATAACAAGAGGGTCATCGCGGATATAAATCGACAATTGCGATCTGTCAAAAGTGAAATTCGATACACAGAACCAGAGCGTTTACTTGCAGACCGCGTGCATCAAGCTGTCGCTACGCTTGATGCACGGGAATATGATACATTTCTCAGTTACGCCCGCATAGATGGTGCCGAGGTAGCAACAGCACTCAGGGATACCCTTGAAGAACTTGGTGTAGCAGTATGGTTTGACGAAGTTGCCATTGTTCCAGGTCGTAGCCAATCTCTGCAAATGGATGCCGGATTGCGCAAGGCTCGCACAGGTATCGCACTATTAACGCCTGCATATCTTGCTGGACGGTTTTGGACAGAGCGGGAACTCGGGGCTCTTCTGAGTAAGGAGACGTTGATTCCAGTATTACACAATGTCACATTCGGTGACGTAAGCACGTATAGCGGAATTTTGCCAGATTTAGCGGGTTTTACTACAGCTCAAGACGGAATTTTCGATATCGCGCAAAAAATTGCGGCGGCAGTTCTGTTTGAGTAAAAATAGAAATCTATATGATTCTATACGAAGAACCACAGAGGGTTAAGGAGGGCATTAAGGGCGACGGCAAAACGCAACGGCGCCTTATGCCCGTCGTTCAACTCAACAATAATTATCCTATCATTGAATTCTAACTTGTATCAATTTGTCAACAATATCAAAACAAGATCGTGACCATGGTCCTTGCCATTGCGGACCGGTTCGAGACCACGCCTACCAACCTTCTCCACTGTATGAAGAAACGAAAAATCCAAATCAAGACTTACTGACCGATCCTTCAACCGACCTGGCCGCCGGCCAAGTCGTCGCCCGTTCCTGATCGGGATGAAGCCTCGGCCCGGCCTCGGGCGCGCGAGCGGGGACCGGAAATCGGAAACCCGGAGACCGGGGCCCCCTCCCCCCCATGCGTTCATGCTTGCCGTTGAAATTTCCCCCACTTTTTGCCTTGTCCAAGGATGGTCCGGAAACGCTGACCGGGGGGCGGGGAAAGGCTTTGTCCGGGGCGCGGGGACCGTTTTCAGGGGCATTTATCGGCTTTTGGACGGGCTTTAAAAAACCTTGTCAAGCCCTGGGGCTTAATTATTTTTGCGCAGATTTTGGAATAATGGGGCTGTTTTTTGGAATCTTGGAATTATTTTCGTTCATATCGGGGTTAGTCAAAAAACCGGGGTTATAATTCATGGCATCAAAGCCCAGAGGTCTTTTGAGTGAGTCACGGGTGAATCGAGGCCATGCCTAAAACCGGGAAAATCGATCAGCATCAACTCGGCCAGCGAATTCTGGACATGGTCTGCCGGGAGCAGAGGACGACCCATGAAGTGGCGAACATTCTCAAGGCCGAGGGCTATTCCATATCCCAGCCGACCGTGGCCCGGTGGTTGAAGGAGCGGCGCGAGGAAAGCGCGGGCAAGGCTCAGACCATCTTCCAGGAGCATATCGAGCGGGAACTGCCCAAGGACCTGGAGGCCCTGGAGGGCATGGAGGCCCTGCTTCTGGCCTGGGCCAGAGAGACTCCGGACAAGCGGGCGGAACGGATCACCGTCTGGGAGAAGGTGTATGCGGCCCTGGAAGGGATTCTCGGGGACCTTGAGGGCCTGCGTTTCAAGGACGGGAAAGAAAAGCTGTTATGGGCTCAGGGGTTCGTGGCTCAGGCCTTGAAGTGGCTGATGGAGGACTACAGCGACCAGAAGTCACGACGGGCCGCGATGAAGCTGACGGCCGAGATCATCACGATCAAGCTGCGCTTCGCCGGGATCATCGAGGGCTCGGAATCGGGGAACATCATCATCCGGCCGGCCGAATCCGGCAAATCGTCTCAAAGTCCGGATGGTTCCGCCAAGAACGGCCAGGGCGGGCGGCTGGTGCTGGTCAGGGGCGGGCAGGATGCCTGAAACGCTGGACTTTGAACTGACGCCGACCCAGTATGCGTTTGTAACGAGCGAGGCGCATATCGTCCAGCTCATGGGCCCCATGGGCGAGGGCAAGACCTTTGCCGGCGTGGCCGGGTTGATCGCTCACGCGGCCCGTTGCGGCAAGGACATCCGGACGGCCCTGGTCCGGGACACTTTTCAGAACATCAAGACCTCGACGATTCCGGACCTGCGGGATTACCTGGGGGCCTGGGTCCGGTTTTCCGACGGGGACAAGAAGGCCGCGATCCTGTCTTCTCCCCGGGTCGAGATCGACCTGTTCGGGATCGACGACGATGCGGCCCTTTCCAAGCTCCAGGGCCCACAGTACGCGGCGATCTGGCTGGAAGAGCCGGCCCCGATCATCGAGAAGGCCAACGCGGGGCTTCCGGTGTCGGTGTTCGACATGGCCATCGCCCGGGCGGCGCGCCAGCGGGGCACGGTGCTTCGGGTCCAGGTCACGCAGAACCCCAGCGACGACGAACACTGGACATCGGAGCTGGCCGAGGAGCCGGACGGCGTTTACGCGAGCTATGAGGACCCGTTTACCGGGGAGGTCTTCGAAATCGTCAAGCGGACCTTCTGGATACAGGCCGGGGAAAACCGTTTTCTGAGCGGCCTGACCCGGGCGGCCAACATCGCGGCGTTCAAGAAGGACCCGGCCAAATACGCGAGATACGTCGAGGGCAAGACGGCCGAGGTTTACAAGGGCAAGAAGGTCACGCCCGGGTACAACCCGGCCATTCACTTTTCGTCTCAAATTCTGCCGGTATTGGAGGGGGAGGCCTTTCAGTTTTGGGACTCGTGGCAGTTTCCGACCTGCGTCCTGGCCCAGTACTCGGCCCGAGGGCAACTGATCGTCCATGACGCGGTGCTCAAGGAGGGCGTGGGGACCAAGGAGCTGATCGAGGAAGAGCTGGAGCCGTTCCTGCGCACGCGGAAGTGGAAGGACAAGGTCAAATCCTGGCGGATCATCGGGGACTTCAGCATGCGCACGCCGGACCAGAGTAGCGTGCGAAGCAGCGCGGCCAAATACCTGGAAAAGCGTTTCGGGAGCCGTTTCGAGCCGGGGCCGGCGCGATGGACCACGATCCGGGAGCATCTGAACCACTGCTTCAAGCGGCTCATCAACGAGGGGGAGCCGGCGGTGATCCTGTCGCGGTCGGCGGTGAAACTGCACAAGGCCTTGAAGGGCGGCTGGCACTACAAGGTGGACAATTCCGGCCGCCGTGTCGAGGGCAGCGACAAACCGGTCAAGGACCAGCACAGCCATCCGGGCGACGCCTTCGCCAACGGGATTTCGGTGCTGATGCCATATCAGGGACTCGCCCCGGTCAAGAACATCAGCCGCAAGGACAACATGCGGACGGCGATGTCCTACCGGGGCGGCAACTTCGGCCGATCCGCCGGGCAACAAAAGCGCGGCGGGGGGTTTTGAGGGGAAAGGCCATGCCCAAGGGGTACGAGAAAATGCGGGACCGGTTCACCGCGGATGGGATGAGCGAGCGGGGTGCGCAAAAAAAGGCGGCCCGGATATGGAACGACCAGCATCCGGACAAGCCGGTGGGCCGGGGCGAAAAAAAGGGCGGGAGGAAAAAGTCCGGTGCCCGGTAAATTCGAGCGGTATTGGGAGATGCGGGGCGGCGGTCCGTACGACCCGGGGGAGGAAATGTTCAAGTGCATGGACTGCGGGGCCGAGAGTTTTCCCGAGGACGGCTGGAACGGCGAGCCGGACCCGGACCGCTGCGCCGGGCACTGTTCGTCCCGGTCCAGCGACTGGAGTCCGGGCCGGGTTTCGGACAAGTACCGAAACAACCATGAACGCATCTTCCCGAGTGCGCCGGGAGCGGGCATCTGATGGAGCCGGTTATCCAGGTGGCCATACTGCTGTCCAGCGCGGCCGCGATCTGGCTGGTGGGCCGCAAGGAGCCATGGCGGCGGTGGGGCTTTATAGTCGGCTTCCTGGGACAGCCGTTTTGGATATTCGATTCCTGGCGGCATGAGCAGTGGGGCATCGTGGCCTTGTCGATCTGGTTCGTCTATTCCTACGGCCAGGGCGTCTGGAACTTTTGGGTGAAACCGGTTGGATGGATGGACCCAAAGGGTTTTGCCGCAAACGAGCGGAGAAGGTAGGCCATGCCTGTAATACTTCGCGACCCGTCCGACGACCTGAAGGACCGCAAGCGCCAGATCGATACCATGGACCCGTATCAGGGGGGCATGGACGAAAAGGAGTTGCGGGAGCGGGAAGAGGCGGCCAAGGCGTACGCGGGCGAGAGCGAGAAGCACTTTGTCGATTACGCCATGGACTGTCTGAAGCAGTCCATCGAGGCGCAGAAGGATATACGCCGAATCCAGAACGACTGCTGGAACGTGTACAACGAAAACGAGCCGGTCAGTTACCGGGACAAGGCGGCCTGGCAGTCGCGGGTGGTCATTCCCAAGCCTTTCGAGACGGTCCAGTTCGGGGCGACCTCGGTCAAGAAGGCTTTCAGTCCCAACTTCCTGTCCATCGAAAGCGCCAAAAACGAGAAGCAGGCCGAGTTCTGGAAGAAATGGCTGGACTTCCAGCTCGACAAGCGACACGGGAATTTCGTCCAGCGTTTCACGGATGCGACGGTCATGGCCCTGGCCGTGGGCAATTCCATGGAGATGATCCCCCGCTGGATCAAGGGGGAGGGCCTGGAATACGCCCTGGTGGAGCCGTGGAAGATTCAGCGGGACCCGGACGCGCTGTCCCGGGACTCCCAGGGCGGCTTGTACTGGATTCACCAGGAGTGGCTGGACTTTTTCGTGCTCAAGCGGATGGAGCAGTCCGGCCGGTATTTCGACGTGGACCGGGTGAAAAGCGTGGAGGGCGAGGACGCGAGCGATCCGTTCATGACCAAGGAGGCCATCGCGGCCCGGAAGGGCATGATATGGGAGCGGAGCCGGTTCAGGAAGATGGTCCTGGCCTCGGAGTATTGGGGCGTGGTCCTGGACAACAAGGGGGAGCTGCTGCTGCCCCGGGCGACCTACACCATTGCCGGCGGCCGGGTCATTCAGAAGCCGGAAAGTTCGCCCTATCGGACCTTGCGCTGGCCGGGCGTGTCCTTTTCTCCCCTGCCCGACCTGCTGCGATTCGGCGGCCGGGGGCTCCTGGAGGGCATCCTGACGATTTGGGAGGCCATCAACAACATCATCTGCCTGCACATCGACGCGCTTCAATGGATCGTCAATCCGGAGACGGAGATCAACGTGGACGCCCTGGTGGACCCGGGGGACGTGATCGGCTGGCCGGGCAAGACGATCCTGACGCGGGATACGATCAACGGCCAGGCGGCCAAGCGGGTGGTGCAGCGGCACTCGCGCACCAGCGACGTGCTGGCCAACGTCCAGTATTTCGACCAGGTGTATCAGCGGGGCAGCCTGGTCCCGGAGAACGTGCAGGGCCTTCCCGGCTGGCGCCAGAACATGACCTGGCGCGAGTCTCAGCAGTTGCTGGAGCAGGCCTTGGGCGTATTCGGGATGATGGGCGAAAACCTGGAGGACGGCGCGATCGCGGCCCTGGAAGCGGCGGCCGAGGTTTCGTATTACCAGGCCGGGTATCCGGACTATCTGGAGGCGTTCACCGAAGAGGAGCTGCAAGGGTATGGCATCTATCCGAATACGGAAACGCCCAACGGCGTGTCCGGTGTGCCGCCGTTCACCGGGACCTTCCACGTCAGCGGCATCCAGGCCCTGTTGAAGGACAACGAGACGTTGCAGGCCCTCAAGGAGGTCATCATTCCTCTGGCGGATCATCCGGCCTTTGCGCCTTACATCAACGCCCACAAGGCGCTCAAGGCCATCGAGATACGGACCAACATGACGGACGAGGGGATCATCGCCACGGACGACGAGGCCGGCGTTATCAGAGTCCAGGAGCGACTGGCCCAGGCCCAGGAGAAGGGCGCCATGGGCAAGCTTCAGAAGCTCCAGGAGGCCCTGGGCGTGGCCGATCTGAACCAGAAACTGCAAGCGATCGAGGCGTCCGACCTGGAGCAGGTCATGGCCCGGGTCAACGCCTTGTGGGGAGAGAGGCCCGATGGCGGGAGAAATACCGCAGGGACCGCCCACCAGTCCGGTCACGCTTAGGCCCAAGACCTATCAGGGGGCCGACCGGGAACAGTCCCGAGACGAGGGGGCGGAAAAGGCGCTGTTGGAAAAGGCGGCCTTTCTCGGCCTGCTGGGCAGCAATCCGGGCCAGGCGTTTATCGACCTGGTCTCTTCGAAGCTGATGAAGCGAATCGGGGAGCTGGTGCATAACGATCCCGAGGCCCGGGCCTTGAAGGGCATTCTGGAGGAACTGGACAGCGGGGTCCGGGTGGCGGAGAAGGCCCTGGAAGAACTTTACCTGAAACGGCTGAGGCGGGAACGGGAGGCAGATTCGTCGAAATGACATAAAGCGGGGTCGGACCGAGGACAGGCCAATCCGAGGTTCAATACATACATAACCCCAAGCCAGAAAGACAAGGGTTCCCTCCGGTACCGGAACACCAGGGAGGGGACCCTTTCTTTTTGGCCCCCCGAAGCTAAAACAAGGCCCCCGAGAGATCGGGACCACGCCTTTCAAGGAGAGAGAAGCATGGCGGACGAGCGGAAGCAGACCACGCCGGAGACCGAAGTCGATCTGGACCAAATCTTCGCGGACGGAATGCAGGTTTTCCAGGGAGAACTCGACGAGGCGGCCCGGGGAAACGCTTCACCCGAAACCGAAGCGATCGATCCGGGAGCCGGCCCTGCCGAAGGCGAGGAACCCATCAGCCCGGAACACCCGAAAGCCCCGGCCGAAGAGGCGGGGGACAAAGAGAGGCCCGAAGGAGAAGGGCCGCCCGAAACGCCGCCGGCCCCGCCGGCCCACCGCTTCAAGACCCACGAAGAGGCGGAGAAGGGCTATCGGAACCTCCAGGCCGAGAAGACCCGGCTTGAAGAGGAAAAGGCCGACCTGGCGGCGAGGCTGGCGGCCCAGGACCGGGCCGAGCAGGACAAGGCGGCCCGGGACAAGGCCGAAGCGGACATCCTGGAGTTTTCCAAGAAGCGGACCATCGAGGCCTTGAAGGCCATAGACGCCATCGAGCCGGAGGACCCGGAGCACAGCGAAAAGGTGGCGCAGGCCTGGGCGGAAAAAGACCGGGACATCTGGGCGTTCGAGCAAGGACTGACCAAGGCGGCCGGGGCGCCCGCTCCCAAGGAGGCGGGGTCCGGGCCGGAAACGGAGCCGGGCGGCGGTGAAGACACCATCGCCTTCATCAAGGAGCGACTCAAGGCGGCCGAGCTGAATCCGGATGACCCGATGTTCTGGATGCTCGCCGAAAGGGTGCCCGCTCAAGACCAGAACGGACAGCCCATGACCTTCGAGCAGGGTCTTGATTGGGCCGTAAACCAGACCAAGGCGCATAACGCGGAAACCGAGCGGCGCGTCCTGGAGCGGATCAAGGCGGCGGCGGCGGTCCAGACCGACGTGCATCAGGAAAAGACCCAGCCGCTGGGACGGTCGGGGGCGGAGCGGCAGACGACCGAGGAGCCCCGAAAGATCGTCACCATGAGCGACGCCATTGACCAGGCCATGGAGGAACGCCGGCTCTGACCAAAGGAGAGATTCAATGCCTGGAACATTCACTTGGACCT